TCTCCCTTTTGGTCATTCCATTTGGCTAGGAATGCCACCCCCGGCTTTTGGCCGGTTATAGGCGTTTAACGCCTACACAGTTGGAGTACCCGGGCTAACCGCCCATACATCGGAATAGATCTCGATGGGGTAACTCCAATTATCACCTGGACCGTGTCTAACCGTCTTAGTTCGAAAACTTTGATGGGTAGTCGACAGGATGTCGAAGCCCGCCCCAGAAGGGCGAGGTGAGACACCTTTGTCAATATTACCGGATGAACCGGTCACAGTCCTCCTAGAGTCAAGAAAGTGGAGGTACCCTCCGACTCCCGTATCCTCAGTATCCCGCATGGGAACCAAAGAACACGGGTTGTCGGGTTGCCAAACAGACACAAGTCTGTAAGGGCTTCCATGATCATGACCACCCCAAAAGCGTTTAGGAACCATAGAAGCGAGGGAGAGCCAAACGGCTTCCGTCTCTTCATCTAAAATACCCGAAGTTGACCTACTCCACAGTCGCAATTGATTAGCGATGTGGATACAGTCTATTAAGGTTATTATTGGTTTCCGAACGTAGAACGGGGTTATCGTGGCGCCATTGTAGTAATGACCCCCGCATGACTCCCTAATGGGACCTTCAACGAAGGATTTATCCTCGTTAACTCCAAATCCAAGGAACTGGAGTACGAAGATGAGATCATGCGACATCTGTGTTGGGACTATTAGATCATCCCCGTAAACAGATATACGACCGGGAGTTCCCGTCACATACGCTACAGCTTTCGCCACAGCATAGAAGAGGAGAGATTCCAACTCGAAAGTGAAACCATTCCCCATAGACGAAAACATCTCGTTTACATGTTTCTCACCATCAATTGTGGTGATATGACAACGCAACGAATCGAGCAGAGTGAACCAGAAGATGGGAATCGACTGGAACACAAACTCGCGAGTTATGCTGTCACTTGCGGAACTAAGATCTAGCGTGGCAAGGTCTCCAGTGATGGAGCCCTCACGTGCTAAGTCGTTGTTCACTTGCTGATCGTTGAGGTTAATTCCCTCACGTCGGAGTGCCGATCGGATAAACCGGCCAGCACCAAGTTGCAAGTACATGTTGATATCGGGTTCTTTGCAAGCGCATCGATCGATATCAGAGTTCTTAGGTACGACGAAAAGAACATTACCGTCGACTGTAGTTAACTCATTCGAGCCACGGAGACGGACCCAAAGGTCCTGAGAAGAGGTGCCAATAAGGTCCTCCCCGATCTCCCTACAACGTTCAGTAACATCTGCTTCACCTGTGAACTTCATACTCGGATGAGATGAAGCTCGCGACCGACTGGTAGACGCACCCCCGGAGAACCGACCAAGGTCGGAAACATCGGGGGGAATCTCACCAATAATGCCGGTGGTGATATCAACCACTTTCCGCATGAACGCACTATAGGTAACCCTGGGTAATATATTATATTCAGGGTCGACCATAAGTAGTCGCTCATTCGTGGCCTCGTTGTTCTTCTCTGTTGCAAGCCACTTATTGATGGCTCGCGCGCGTCGCACTACAGAAGGTGCGGTGTCACTAGAGACGAACTTGGAGAACGCATGATCTCGAAGATAATCATTCTTCGGACAGGGGCTGAGATGCCCCAGGAGATCGCGGATTATGTTGGACTGATCTTGGTGAAGCTTGAAATTGGCGTTGTGCCTCTTTCCACTGCGTTTCATGAAGGTTTCCTTCTGAGAACGACGACACCGCTATGCGAGTGTCATCCCGCACGTCTAGGACGCGCAGAAAGGTAAAGTAACCTAAGAGAACAAGAATCATTGCTAGTAAAGTCCCAAAGGACAAACTAAGAACGATCAAGCCAATCAGGCTACCCGAGTGAGCCCGCACCGATTAGTACGGGTTCTGGAGTTTGGTGATGGTATCGTTGGTAAGAGGCTTGGCCGGATCCAATCCGGACACAAGCATACCAACGGCATCTTTACGCTCCTGCTCGGTGCTCGTCGAGTCGAAAGTGAACTTCACTTCGACATAAGCAGTACGAACGACAACTGGCGTCGAAACGCCATTAATCGTCTGTGTCTGCACGACTGGCAGTGTAAGCTTCTCCACGATACGGAATTTTCCGCCCGGAGTACGAGTCAGCGAGAGACTCAGCTGGTTTTCACCAACTGGGACACCCGTCGATTCCACAACGGTGGCAACGCCGTTCCGATCGATATCACGCGGCACGAAGGTATGATTTACCGGAGTGATCGCGCGGTCCGTTAGGACGATGTTTTGCAACTGAGGCATATATTATGCTTTCGTTATAAGTGACAAAATGTTCACTTATGTCGTTGTGAAAGGAGTGCAAGAAAATTCTGCACTCGGGTGGTGTTGAATGGAGATTTCTGACGAGCGTACAACTTCCCTGTAGGGAAGCCGGTCAGCTTAGTCCGATCGAAGACGAACTCTTTGAGGACGACGGAACCGTAACCGGTCCCGTCACCCGAGAATTCATAGTCGTGAGTTTCGGAACGAAAACCTCCAACGAAACTTAAACCTGCAGACGCAGTCAGTGCCTGAAGTGTCTGTCCAACAGGAACGAACCAATCAACAGCGAAGGACCAGGGAACGAGTTCCCAACCAACGCTGAGGGGTGATAAGCTCATGTTTTGAGCGGTCGCAAGACCTCTCGAGGACAGTTCGGCCCATATATGGGTCCGAAATACTTCAGTGGTCTTCGAAGTGCTAGGCTTGTACCCCGCAGGGGTCCAATGCTTTTCACGCCTCGAAGTCACTGTAGACGAAGCATGGATCAGGGGAGGGAATTTGATTCCATTTTGGAGATCATCATACATACCCTTGACATCATCATAGAGAGGACGCCATCCATATTGCCATTCTAACCACATGTCGCCAGCACGCTTCCGGCCGGGAAAGTCTTTGAAGAACTTCCCTTTCTTAAGCGCGATGAGCATGTGTAGAATGTCTGAGGACGTGGATGCTAACAAGTCAGCAGTCCGCGTCGCTTCAGCAAGGAAGGTCCCATATTGGGCCTTCCCTTCGTTTAGTCTGTTTAGGCACTTAACGATGGATTCATTTTTACCATCGCTATTCGACCCAATGCCAAACCCCGCATGATTGGCGGTAACGCGATTCCACGGTCGGAAACAATTGTTTCCCGTCCGTGTGCACTTGCTGCGCTTATCATTATGCGTGACTGCAGAACCCTCGATATAATCGATTCGCTGCACTTCACGGCGGTAAGAGGTTGGTTCTCGAAACTTGACACCATTACGGAGGGTCTTACGACCACCCGTCCCGTTGGCAGGCCTCTTGCACCATGCTACTCGTGTTGCATCCCGCGCAATTACACTTCTGGTCACGTTACCGTTTTCCTTACTCGTACAGATTGAAATATCATATACGAGGGGATCGTTTTTAACGAAGGTTCCGGGCTCATTAGTATGTGCGGCGAGAGACATAGTAGCACCTCAAAGGGTCGAAGGTTTAAGCCGACGTTAGATTTCTCTCTAACGTCGATTAAGTGAACAAAAGAAGAATTTCTCCCGGCATGCCGGAGCTCACTTAACGGTGAGAAGGGGACCCATTG